TGATATGCTTATCTTTGGTCGGCGGGCGTGGGCCGTGGCATAGACGATATTAGTAGCAGCCTGAACCTTGTTAAATAGGTCTATCTTCAAAGTCAAATCTTTGTTAAGGATTCCCTTCGATATGATTTCTAGAGTACCTTTCTTGAAAGAGAATGAGCCCATGTTATTCGTCGGTTACGAGGATGCAGTAGCAATTAGGATGGAACGGAGGATAATGGCCGAAGCCTGATTTATTGAAATCCTTCGAGGTGAACGTCTTCTGTCCGTCATTAGTCTTCTTCACGCAGACAGGGC